GGTGAAGTAAAAGTATTTGACAAAAGGAACAAAGGGGACTATATTAAACTTCTGGTTCGTTATATTAAAGAATTTGTTAGTCACAACACTGGGTCAGAGAATGTCGAAGGATGAATTAGCAAAAGTGATGGAGAGCAAGTTCTTTTCTTCTGCTGGTTTTGCAGAGGAAATTGAAAATCTTGTTTTGCATAATGCTGACATGAATTATATCGATGCTATTGTACATTTTTGTGATAAGAATAGTATTGATGTAGAATCAGTTCCTAAATTGATTCCTAAACCTTTAAAAGAAAAGATAAAGTATGAAGCATCGGAACTTAATTTTTTAAAGAGAAGTTCCCGTGCGAAATTGCCGATTTAATTCCAAAAAAGGCGGAAAAAAATCCCGCCATTTTTTTGTTCCTATTACTTTTTTATCATGCCTACTAAAACTGAATTGATACATCATCGTCTTCAAGCAATGCTAAGAGAAAATAGTTTTCCTGATCTTGAGTATCTTGGAGACTTACCTGATAAAGGTCATACCTATAGAATAGGAGAGCATGAAGTTCCTGTAGAATGGATTGATAATTTAGATGATGTAGAAGAAGATGAATCAAATTGATATAAAACAATATGGATTTCCAGATGCTAAGGTATATACATCTAAGTATCCTAAAGCAGAAGAATTAAATCCTATTTTACATGATGTCATTGTTAATGTAACAAAGAACAGTGAACATCCTAATAACATGGGTGCATTAATGTCTCATCCATATGATTTTACAGTTAAAGAGTTTAATATAATTGTAGAGTATGTAAAAGAGGTTCTTGGTAATCTTAAGGATGCTCCTTATCCCTATCAATCTAATCCTCTTAAACTAATAGAGGTATGGGGACAGTATTATAAAGAGGATGCCTATCAAATCAGTCATTATCATGCACATAGTGATTGGGCTTTTGTTTATTATGTGAATACTCCTGAAGGATCTTCTCCTTTAGTCTTTGACAAATCAGAGAAAGAGATTTATTCTAAGGCAGGAGAAGTTATTATTTTTCCTGGATGGTTGATCCATCATGTACCTAAAAATAAAGGTGAAGGTAGATCGGTAATTTCTGGAAACTTATCTTATATAAAATGATGCCCTTTGAAGCATATACATGTTACCTTGCTCTAAAGAACCACTTTACCAAAGACCATTACGATTATATAAAGTATCGTGGTAAGACCAGAGCAACTCATAAAGCTTTCTATAAAAGAAAGGATAGGTTTTGGTTTGAAAAGTTTGCAAGAAAGAAGAACGATAAAGAAGTAGAAGAGTTTTTTGTATCAAACTTTATATACTCTACTGATCCTGGGACAATGTGGATTGGTGAGATGATAAAGGAAGGAGAAGCACGATATGTAGATTGGAAGAAGAAGGTGCAGTCACTCTCTTATATTTTCAAGGAAGAAGTTCATACATTATTTGACGGTAAGAAGGTTGATGATGTGTTTGATTGTTCTTCTGGACACCCTCCTATACTGAAGAGTTATCTGGGAGGAAACACATCACTTGAAACTATGGTAATATGTGATATAATATTAGAATATGGAAAGGACTTTGATAAACGATTGAATGATCCTGTATGGGAAACCGTAAGTCGTAAGATTAAAAAGTACAAACCGTTCCTAAATATAAATGTACCTCATTATAAAAAAATTCTTAAGGAGATAGTTATTCATGGCACTTAGTAATGCAGAAGTTCTTGAAAATTTAAGAGCACAAAAGACCCAATTAGAAAAGGATATCGAGACTACTCGAACAACTTATCTGAAAGTGTTGGGTGCTGTTGATGTTCTAGAACAGATTGAAGAAGCGAATTCTACTGAAGAAGTTACTGAAGAAGTTACTGAAGGGGAGGTTGAAAGAAATTGAGTTTCTTTAATTCAGATGTGGTAAGGGCAGAGATGGCAGAGATTAGTGAACTCCAAGAGGAGATCTATACTAATGTCTTTAAGTTTCCAACGATGCCTAGAGAAGATAAGCAGTATCATATAGAGATACTGGAAAGACTTATTGAGAAGCAAAAGGTTCTCTATACTCGTCTTAGTTTATCTGATGATCCTGAAGCAAAGAAAATGAAAGAAAATATTATCCAATCTGCTGGTCGGATGGGACTTCCTAACAATATTGACATAAGTATTCTCTTTAATCAGATGAGTACAATGGTTGATAAAATGAAAGAACAACTTGACAGTGATCAATTATAGATGTAAACTGGGTACACACAAGCCAAATCTAAAAACAAATTAAATGTCATTTAAAGACCTAAAAAAACAATCCTCTCTAGGATCCTTAACTCAAAAGTTAGTTAAAGAAGTGGAGAAGATGAACACTACTAGTGGTGGAGCAGATGAAAGACTCTGGAAACCAGAAGTAGATAAAACAGGTAACGGTTATGCCGTTCTCCGTTTCTTACCAGCACCAGAAGGGGAAGACATCCCTTGGGCAAAAGTGTATTCACATGCATTCCAAGGACCAGGTGGTTGGTATATTGAGAACTCTTTGACCACAACAGGTGGCAAGGATCCTGTATCAGAGCACAATCGTGAACTCTGGAACAGTGGTAATGAATCTGATAAGGATGTAGTTCGTAGACAGAAGCGTAAGCTTTCTTACTATGCAAACATCTATGTTGTAAAAGATCCTACCAATCCTCAGAATGAGGGTGGAGTATTCCTCTATAAGTTTGGTAAGAAGATCTTTGATAAAGTAATGGAAGCAATGCAACCAGAGTTTGAGGATGAAACTCCAATCAATCCTTTTGACTTCTGGCAAGGTGCTAACTTCAAGTTGAAGATTGTGAAGAAGGATGGTTACTGGAACTATGATAAGTCAGAGTTCGATGTAGTCTCTCCTGTTCTTGATGATGACGATGCACTAGAGGCATTGTGGAAGAAGCAGTATTCACTTGCTGCTGTCACTGCACCAGATCAATTCAAGTCATATGATGACCTGAAGAAGCGTTTGGATTATGTTCTAGGACATAAACAACCTGCTCGTCGTGCATTCGATGAAGAGGTATCGAATGAGGATAGTGGTCGTGGTTCATTTACTCCTGATTTCAAGAGTAAAGAACCAGTCGCTGCTGCTCCTGTAGCATCTGCTAGTTCAGATGAAGATGATGCTTTAACTTACTTCCAAAAACTTGCAGAAGAATAGTTAAGAATATAGTCTAATATTTTCTGCTTTCTTAAGGGTCTTACTGATATATTCAGTAGACCCTTTTTTATATGTCATTAACTTACTCATATCATCCTTAACAACACCTACATATTGGGGTTTAAGTAAGAATATATTTCTTTTATCATCATCCAATTTGGTTTCATAGTCATAATTAGTTATTGGATTAACTATATTATTCTCAGTTATTTCTTTTTGGTGAGAAGATTCGTAATAAGTTATAGAATAATCAGAGTCAACTGTTAGTCCTTCTGGTACCAGAACTACACCATCTAAATTTTTTATTTCTTTTGTTTCGTAGTGATGGATATTATAAAGATTTTCATAACTTCCATACTTATCAATGAGATATCTATCATATTCTGCTTGAAGTAATGGCCATTCGGTTTGTAAGTTTATTACATTATTGCATAACATTACTAACCAATCTAAATTAGCATCATCATAAACATCAAATGCTACATTATCTGGTCTATCATCTCCTTCTACTTTGTACTTAGTAAAGAGAGTTGCATCTGCTGCAATATCTTCTTTTAATTTTCCTCTTTTAAAGAGATTCTTTACTGTAATATATTCTGATATAGTAGCATTAGGAAGTCTGCTAACATATTGAAAGTCTGGGACTTGAGCGAAGTATTTTTTTGACATGTTAGAATCCTATTTCTTTATTGAGTCGCTTACCATAATCATCATTGTAAATTGGTTCAAGTTCTTTGAATGTTAGTTGCATCTTATACTTGGTCATTAAACCATCGTCGTAAGTTGAATAGTTTGCATCAGGAGTATAATCAACATTCACATTTTCTAAGGCACATTCTTTAAATTTATTTAATCCTTTATGTTCCCCACCCCTATGTGTGTATTTAAGTTCAAATGTATTTGGAGTTTTTAAGAACAGTCTTTCTTTTGTTCTGATTGGTGCCATTCCTTGTTTTAGGAATCTTATAAGTTGTATTACTGTTTCTCCTTCTTTTTTACTTCTTGGTGCTAAATCAAAGTCAAAGGTGAAACTTCTTAGTGATGGACCTTTAAATAAAAGTTCCATGTTTGGATTCATTACTTCTCCAGTAGTTCTTTGTTGGAGGTCCTTTGCATTTCCAGAACTAGATGCAATTGCATTTAGAAGAGCATTTTTTACATCACCAGATTTACCTGCTTGTTTTAATTTATCTCCCATTAATGTTGCTGCCTCTTTAATACCTTCTTGTCCTGCTGTTAAGATTATATTTGCTTTAACAGCATCAAATGCCGACATATTACCCTCACTCCATGAAGTACCATTACCAGCACTAATTCCTCCAGGAATAGGAAGGATAACAGTTCCTAATGGCTTTTTCTTAGCAGTAATATCACCTCTGTTTTTCACATTACTTATTGATTTAGTATCTTTATCAAATCCACTTGTACGATACTCTATCATTGTTATTTGTATAGTATCTTGGGCATTACCTTCATCCCTTAAAGTGATTGGATATACAAATTTTGGTTTACCACTCTTAAGAGTACCAAGTCCACCACCTAAGGTTCCATCTACTGAAGTAGATTCCTCAAATACTGGTGTACTAGCACCCATTGTTTTCGCTGCTATATTATTAGCTTCTTGGTTAGATTTACCAGCAGCAACTTCTTCGTTTTTAATTACTTTCTTTGCTTGATTTTTTATTAAGTTCTTATTGTCATTAAAGAATGCTTTCTCTTCTTTTCTTGCACCACCCCACCAGTTATTATTATATTTTATTTTACCTGTGTCGGGATCATACTCTCCGATATACTTATCAGAACCCCACTCTTCATTATATATTTTAGTTTTACCTGTTTTTTTATCAATTATTAAAAAGTATGCTTCTCCAGTTGCAGGATCCACAAACCTATTCTTTGGAGAATCATCTCCCCATTCGTTAGAACCGCCAGCAGTCATTTATCTTTTAACTTTTTTATTATTTAGCGAGGATTGAGTATGTATTTCCCATAAGGTATTGCAAGGAGGTCATCAAGTTCATTATTCTGTACAATATATAATTGTCCTGCTAGTTCATTCCATGTATAATTTCTTGTTCTTCTCCAATGAAAGTTGATACCTTTGAATCCCCATTGTTCTATATGAGTACAAGCAATCAAAGGATGTTGGTCATAAGTTTCACCAGGAGTCTTAGCATTGTATACAAAGGTATAGAATTTTCCTACATCAGGTACAGGAGTGACAGTTTCATTAAGAACCTCCATAATCTCCAGCATCATTTCTTCTGGGTCATTAGTTCTATTATTCAGGTCACTTAGATATTGTCTGATACGGTTATCTTCTTTTTGTTGTTCTATCCCATCATTAAACCCAAAATTATCTACCATGATGGATACCTAATTCTTTTTCTGTTATGATTTTAAATTCAATTCGTTTATCTTTACACCACTCAGATGCTGCTCTCCATTTTGCTTGGTTCATAGCATAAGTTTTACATTCATAGATGTATGATGAGGTCACTTTCTTTCTTTTCTTTGGTGGTCTTGTTTGCTTTGCAGGTTTAACTTCAATAACATATGTTTTTGTACCACCATTACTTTCTTTTACTTTCATAATAAAGTCTGGAAAGTAACGACGAGTCTTACCATCAGGAGCACGGTATGGTATAAAGAACTCTTCACTTCCCCATTCAATTACATTCTCATTCAAATCACAGTAGTGACAAAACTTTTTTTCCCATGTACTTCTACAAATGATGTTAGTTATATCTCCTTTATATTTTCTGGGATGAGAAGGTTTGAATAAACTCTTTTTACTTTCTGCCATCTCTTATACATAATATATAAGGTCAAATAATATTTATAAATGACTATCTTAGCACCCTGGAAGATATCAGACATAAAGAACCATCTGCTTCGACCTGCTCTTACAAATAATTTTGAGGTTGAAATCCCTTTTAATGCTATTCTTAATTCTAAATTAGGAACTCTTTTGAAGGATGAGGTTCTGGATGATGCTGGAGTATTTTTGAATACTAATGAACAAATTAAGTTGCGTTTACTATGTTCTGAAGTATCTTTACCAGGATCTCAATTAGCAACTACGGATGTTCTGAATGATCGTACTGGTGTAAGAGAGCAACATGTTCATCGTAGATTGTATGATGATCAGGGTATAGATTTTACTTTTTATGTAAATGCAGATAATTATATTCCGATTAGAATTTTTGAAACTTGGATGGATTATGCTGTAGGTGTAGAGACGCAAGCACAGCGTGAAGATACTAAGAATAAAGATTATTTTTATAGAATGAAATATCCTGATGAATATACTGCGGATCAGGGATTAAAGGTTACAAAATTTGAAAGGGATTTTAATAGTAATGAGAGATTGGGTGGAGGAGTATTGGAGTATGAATTTATTAGGGTATTTCCTAAAGCAATCAGTTCAATGCCTGTTTCTTATTCAGGATCAAACTTATTAGAGGTCAGAGTAACCTTTAGTTATATTAGATATGTAATGAATAAGGGATGGATGCAGACTTCTAATCAAGATCCACTTAGATTGGCTCGTAATGTACTGAGTGAACTGGCAGAAGGAGATTTTGGAGGTGCTTTGGAGGTACTTACTTCTGGTGGAGTTCCTTCACAAGTAGCAAATGCAGCAGGTAATGCTGTTAGATCATTAGTTACTTTTGCTTTTGGTCAAGAAACTGCTGATAATCTTAGAGGTGGTGCAAGATGGGCTTCAAATACAATGAGTTGGTTGGGTAGTTTTGGTCGCTGATTAGTGTATAAATAAAGTACACTGAATTGTATTAGGATATTATGCCTTTACCAAAGATTGCTACTCCGACATATGAGTTGGAGTTACCTTCCACTGGAAAACCTATTAACTATAGACCTTTCCTTGTTAAAGAAGAAAAACTTTTAGTTCTTGCATTAGAGAGTGAAGATAATAAACAAATTACTACTGCAATAAAAACTGTAATTAAAAGTTGCATTAGTACAAAGGGAATTAAAGTAGAAACTCTTCCTACATTTGATATTGAATATCTATTTCTCAACATCAGAGGTAAGTCTGTTGGAGAAGAGTTAGAAGTTAATATTATTTGTCCTGATGATGAAGTAACAGAAGTTCCTGTTACTATTGATTTGGATGAAATACAGGTTCAGAAGAGTGATGATCATACTAATAGAATCCAGATTGATAGTAATATTATGATGGAGATGAAGTATCCATCACTTGATCAATTTATTAAAAACAATTTTGATTTTAAAGAAGGAAATCAAATGGATCAGTCCTTTGATTTGATTGCATCATGTATTGATAAGATCTATACTGAGGATGAAGTATGGTCTACTGCTGACTGTACTAAGAAAGAAGTTAAAGAGTTCCTTGAATCAATGAATTCATCTCAGTTTAAGGATATTGAGAAGTTCTTTGAGACAATGCCTAAGTTACAGCATACTATTACAGTTAAAAATCCTAAGACAAAGGTTGAAAGTGATGTAGTACTTGAGGGACTAGCATCTTTTTTCGGGTAGGCATGTCGCATATGAACCTGGAGAATTACTTCAGGTTAAATTTTGCGTTGATGCAGT